TTGTTCGAAGATTGGGACAAGGACGAGTGGAATAGGTTTTATAACATGATGTTTGAGTGCGTGAGAGATTACCTGGAGAATGGGGTGATGGATATGGAGAAGTCAGACAAGCTGATAAGGAAGCAAATCAAGGTGCAATTCGGTGAGGAGTTTTTGGAGTACTTCGTGGGGTTTTTGGAGGAGGGCGATGAAAACTGGATTTCTCAGGAGCAATTGTACAACGATTTTTTGGCGATGCATGGCTTTGAAAAGAAGGATTATTCGGTGAAGCGATTTTCGAAAGCAGTGGAAGAATCGTGTACCTTTTTGAAAATATCGTGTACCCAGAAGAGGGAAAAGGCGTCCCAAAATCGAAAAGTTTATAAGTTTAGTCGGATAAAAGAGCATGATGAAGAATTGTTCTAAAGGTTTTTGTCGGACTTTTGGGTTTTTGGTACGCGATTTTCGGGTTTGGTACGCGATTTTTTGGAAAAGTACGCGATTTGGTACGCGATTTGTCATTGATAATCAATGCGGTACGCGATGGACGCGATTTTTTCTACTTTCATAGCGAGAGTAAAAAATAAAAACTTCGCTGGGGGGGGAGATAGAAAACAGCGAAAAATCGTGTAAATCGTGTACCAAGGGTTTTTGGAGAGTTTTTGGAAATACATAAGATATACTAATTAACTAATAATAATATAATTGATATATAAAAAAATATAATATATAATATATAAGTGTCTAAATAAAAATAAATAGAGTAAATATGATAAAGTTTGATAATCTGGTAAATATTGTATGTATCTGCTGTGGTATTTCAAAAGAGAATTTTTTTAGTAAGTCAAGAGCAAGGCCATTTGTTATTGCTAGGCATTTGTTTTTTTATATTGCTAGGTATAAGCTTGGTCATAAATTAAAGGTCATTGCTAAATATGTTAAAAGAGATCATGCAACTGTGATGCATGGCATAGATACTATAAATAATTTGTTAGCTGTCAATGATGATCAAATACAATCTATATATCTAAAGATCATTGAAGCTATAACCAAAGAATATGAGCCGCCAACACAATTGATTGTCACTTGCCAAAATGCTTTTACAGCTCAAGAAATCGCCGTAATGCTGGCAAGAGATTACAATTGCATTGTCAAATCAATTTAGGGGTTTTTGGGGTTTTTGTCGGTTATGGGGTTTTTGGGGTTTTTGGCTGGATATGGCAAAATATGTCAAAGTTGTCACATTGATGTTGCGACATCGATGTTGAAACATTGACTATTTGAGCTGTTGATGTTTGGCATACATCGCTATGCAATACAAAGCAAACGGAAGTTCTTTGACCTGATCATGTGACAGATTTAAATAAGAGCTTTCCAATTGCTTGTAATTATTGCGGATCCACTCAAATTGATCATCTAGTATCGTCATCGTAATGTTGTCGATCTTCATCGGTTAAATCATTTAAAGTTGCATAAAAAGAAACACAAAAGGCCGGAAAGGTAATTTTTTGACCATATGCGGCCTTGATCCTTTGGTATTCCTCTAATAACTGATAATGATTATCATTACAGAATACAAATAAATCATTCATAAGCTCTGTTTTTGCTAATGACATATAAAAAGCTAATTTGGTTAAGATAAGGCCATTAACGGCCTTATTTCGCTTATTCAAAGCTCATCAGTTAACCTAACTTAACAACAAAAAAATGTTTGGCTAAAAAATCAGCCGAAACACCAGATTTGACCAGCTTTTCGGTTAGCTGTTTTTGTAGCTCTTTTTCTGTCAATTCACTAACTTTTTTAGGTTTTGTTTCTTTTTTCTTTTTCATATTTGGTTGATTTAATTATAAGCAATAAGGATCTTGTAAATGTCCAATAATAAGGCCGGCGCAAATGAGCGCAATGATTAAGTAAATAACGTTTTTTTGTTTCATTGTATTTTATTTTATATTAGTCAATTACGAAGCCTGAAATGTCCTTTTTAGCCTTTCCCTTAGCAACCAGGCCGACAACAACATTTTGCGGATCGCTAGGCCTGTAGTCTGTTAAATCACCATTAATAACATCAAAGCCCATAAATTTAGCCGGCAAACTATTTCTAAACACTACGGCAATATTTCCGCCAATTTTTAAGGCTTCAATGGCCTGATCTTTATTAATCTCAGAGAGAGAAAATGTTAAATGGTAGTTAGTGCCTAAATAGTCTTTAAATTTCTTGATGCTTTTGGTATAATCATAAAATTTTAAATGAGAATAAAAGCCATCTAAAAAATCAATTCCTGAATATCTTTTAAGCAATGATAAATGGTCTAAATCAGACGTACCATTTAAACGGATCGCAATTGTTCTATTTTCGTTAAATGCTTTATCATTTAATTTTATCAATTCCTCAGCTAATTGAATGTAAAAGCCTTCACGGTTAAATGCCCAGTATTTAGTTTTATTTTTTCTGGCTTCTTGAACATTTGAGAATATCCCGCGGCCGGCCTCATCTAAACAGCCTTGAATGCAACCAGGTGAAGCAAATGGACAAATATTGTGAGATCCAATTTTATTTGCTGGAGCTAAATATAAAATATGGGTTTCCAATTCGTTTTTGGCTGTTTTTGCGTTTGTGCTTCCTTTGCTCAATAATGATTTGACAGCTTTGTAACTGGGAACAAATGCGGTTTGGGTTGTTTTTGTAGTTTGCATGATTAGTTATTTAAATAGTTGATTAAAAAAATGATAGTGTAAAAAACTAAGGCCGTTAATGATGGGTTGAATTGAATTGCTTTTCTCATTGTTAATTGGTTTAAAAAATTAATGATAAAATAAAAAGTAATGCATAAGAAATCAGAAGAGCCAAAACCGGGTTAATTTTTGCTAGATATTTCATTTGTTGTTGGTTTGTTTACACAAATATACTAACAAATTTAACTAAACAAAATAAAACGTTTAAAAATATCACATATTTTTTAGTATAATAGATAATGCATTATTTATCAACATTTTGTGTGGAAAGTGATCATAATAAAAATATTAAGTTAATTATTGTAATATTGAAAAAGAAAGGCTTTTACATAAAGAAAGGACAAAAGGACGGGTCAATATATTTAAACATATATAAGGCTGATTTTGTCCAATACATACTAGATAGACCAGACCAGGACGGCTGGGTAAAGCTTAGGATCTTTGAGAGAGAAACAGTTGACGACAAAGGACATACGCATAATATGGAGCAAGTAAATGCCCCAGAAAACAAACAAAACACGTAAATGACAGACTTAATTAGTCAAGTAAATTCAAGGACAGAGGACAAGAAAATAAGCCGGAAGACTGGTAAACCGGTCACGTCCTGGGGCGGCAAACGTGAAGGAGCCGGCCGTAAATCTCGCATGACTGAACACGAGATCATCGAAAGGCTTGAGCCTATGGCCGAAACGGCTTTCCGGATCTTGCATGAAAAGGTCGCCCAGGGCGATATCAAAGCCCTACAAATTTACATGCAGTATTTCATTGGTCTTCCGACTCAGAAAATCGAAAACAAGATCGAAGGTAGCCTTAACCAAGTACAAGTTGAAGTAATTAAGCCCAATGTCGAAGTACTTGAGGCGGCGACTAACTGACAACGTGCCATGCTTTTCTATTTAACATAATACTAGTTATTTGACATATTAAACTTATCTACATATGTTTGACACAATGGCAGCCGGTTTGGTCGTCCACTAATGGGGGGAACTTAAAGTTTTTACTTTGGCGAGGCGGCGGGGTATAACAGCATTTTTGGTAGCACTAAAAACATTGTCTAAACAAACTTAATATATAATGACCCCCTTTTTATACCTACTTTTCACTTTAAAAAACTGATTCTGATTTTTTAGAAAATTTATAAAACTCTTACTATGAACGCTAAACTTCAAACTAACAAGATCTTTGAAATATTGCAGGAAAGCAAAAAGAGAATAACTGTAATGCAGGGAGGCTCGCGTTCTGGCAAGACCTACAACATCTTAATTTGGTTTATCGTAAAGTTGTTACAAGAAAATGGCAAGACCTTAACAATAGTAAGACAATCTCTCCCATCCATCAAGGGTTCAGTGCTTCGAGACTTTGTCGACATCCTCAGCCGCTTAGGCATTTATTCAGAAGACAATCACAATAAAACGGAACAGATATATCAGCTCAATGGCAATGTCATCGAATTTGTATCAGCTGATCAGCCACAGAAGATTCGTGGTCGAGCTAGAACGTACCTCTTTTGCAACGAGGCAAACGAACTCAGTTACGAGGCCTGGATGCAGCTCATCATGCGTACGGAAGGTAAGATAGTGATTGACTATAACCCATCGGACATCTCCTCATGGATTTACGACAACGTGATTCCAAGAGACGATGCCGACTTTCATATCACGACATTCAAAGACAATCCATTCCTCGCAAAAGAGCTTGTGGAGGAATTAGAGCGTTTGAAAGACGCAGACGAGAACTATTGGCAAATCTACGGCCTTGGTCAGCGTGGACTGTCGCAAGACCTCATTTACACGCATTGGAAGACAACAGAGAATATGCCGGAAGGTGAGACAGTGTACGGACTAGACTTTGGATTCAACAATCCATCGTCACTCGTCAAGGTAGTCTTCAATGACGGCATTGCATATGTAAAGGAGCTGATCTATGATACAAAACTTACCACGAATGATTTAGTGGAAAAAATCTTAGCTTTGGAACTAGAGAAATATGATGAGATTTATTGTGATGCTGCGGAGCCAAAGACGATTGAAGAACTTGTAAGATGCGGTCTG